CATTCTACAGGTATCGGCTGATAACTTACGTTTGCCTAACGCAACGCTTTCACCTTGTACTGGTGTGAATGTAGCTGGTGCTACTGGCGCATCAAACATTTGGTTATCCTCCTCTGAATTAGTGTGGGTGTTGCACGAAAAGCAGTAGTGGTGACCATCTGAGTACAGGGCGTTGGCATCACTAGACCCACAATGTGGGCATGATTCTTTCCTAATAAGTGTGCTTTCTGTCTCACTCTGCATCTTCATCTGACCAATAACCAAGCTGGATTAATTCGTCTTCAATGATGCAGCACCACTGATCTAGGTGATCGAACAACTGTTCAAGATCGTTAAGGCCACCCTCTTCAAACGCAGCTTGCAGAACTTTCTCAACAAGTGTTGCGTTTACTTTAACCTCAGCTTTTATTTCCATCTTGTATCCACTCCTCTGGTATCTCTTCTCCTTCTGCCCAGAGAAAGCCTTGCCTATCTGCCCACTCACCACAGGTCATTTTGGTTCCGTCTTTTCTTTTCTTCGCCCCATGTATCGGGGAGTTTCCACGCTGGAATAGAAAACGAATATCCAAGTCTGGGTGCTGGGCTTTGACAGCTTTCATCTTTCGCTGTGCGTCCTGTCGGAAGAAGCCTTTAAGTTCTATGTAAATGCCATTGACTAATAGATCAGGGTAATACTTACGCTCTACTGTGTAGGGTAAGCAGTGAGGCTCATACTCATATGACACCCCACGCTGCTCTAGTTTACCAATGACTCGTTGCTCAAAAGTCCCCTTCAGCTTGCCCATAGTCGGTAGCCTCGTTGTCAAAGGGACTGTCATTCGCATCGTCTTTAGCTACTGCTGCTGATACGAAACCATCTTCTTCGTCAAACATTGAGGAGCCACCACCATATTCAACAAGGTCAATTACCTGCACTCCTTTCATACGGAGTGAGACACCAACCTGCTTAGTGCTTGCCATCATGTAGGGGATAGGTTCATACGCCACCTTGATAATAGACCCATTGCCTATGGCTGTGTCCTTATCAATAGGAGTACGCTTTGCATCAACCACAATAGGCTTCTGCTCATAGGTATCACCAGTGCGTGTAACAACTTTAGCTTTAAGCTTTAACTTAAACTCAATGTTACCAGTGGGATCACCATTCTGATCATACTCAGGTTCATAGGGAGTTTTAGTGGACAGGCCATTCTTTAATTTTGGTTTGGCCTTGATCTCTTCTTCTCGCTTCGCATCAACGAGACCATCAAGATACTCACAAACTTCAACAGCTTCGGCTTCTGGTATGAGTACGTTTACTGAGTAGATACCATTGGTATCAAACTTAGTATCTGGCTCGAACACCTTACACCAAAGAGCTTTCCCTTTCATTACGCTAGTTTTACTAGGCATACTTTCTCCTAAATTAATAATAATATTATTACCTAAGTGTAACTATTACACTATAGGGCTTTAGTGGAACTTTAGAATTACTAAAGTATTTAAAGTAACAGTAGTATAAGTATACACTATAGTATCTCTTACACTACTGTAGGTCTTTAGTGGAACTTTAGGCAAAGAAGTAATCTGACTCTAGTATTCCACTAAGGTTAAGAGTGCCTTTCTTTGGTATGGGCGGCAGCTCTACTTCATCTCCTAGTTTGTTACGAGCATGGTCATACAATTCCTGTAGTACATCATGCTGCTGATACATTCTGACAAACTCTTCCCTAAGTATGTCTACCATCTTGGGCATATTAGGACTGTGCGTCCCATAACTATCATGCACCATTGCAAAGTCAGTAATCCCTACGTCCAAACAGGAGTTCACTGTCTTAGTTAAGGCTGCTGCATCCAGTGAGTGTATAAAATTAGGACTGCTACCTGATGCAGTCTTACTCTTACTAATCGTATCCTCAAGCTGTTGTTGATAAGCCAGCTTAACAATACTCCCTGCAATCAGAGTCTTAATCCTCCGTAGTTTAAGCTCTGGGTACGCCTGTCTCACAAGAAGATTAGTTGGGGTTACCCATTCCATAGGTATGTTATGCTTGGCATATGCTCTGCCAATCTCTTTCACGAATGTCATAACTTCTCTTGCTGCTGTGATAACTGTGCCTATCGCTGCCCATATATGAGAGCTTAGGTACAGGGATGGTGTGAAGTAATCATCACCCCAAGGAGATGCAGCACCCTTAACAACTTTCTCTTCAATAGCTTCCTCAATGTAAGCCCGGCAAGCGTGTTGTGTTCCTGAGTATGGTACGATCATCACGCTACGCTTTGTCATTTTACGATCAATGCCAAACTCTAAGCATTGCTTTGCTATTTCACTTCCTTGCATGGCCTCCTGCTCTATGCTTCGTTTAGCTTCATTAGCTACGTCAGTGTAAATGTCTCTGGGCAAATCAGATGGTACTAGATTTACAGCACCCCCGGCTCGTTCATCTAACAAGATAGAAGATAGATGCTGTAATCCGTTACAAGATCCATCTGCTGATGTTGGATGGTGAGTAATAAATCCTACCCCCTGCTTGATCCACTGATCCCACTCAAAGCACCACGCTAAGAACTGCCAAGGTTTATCTGCCTCAGTCCACCACAAATATTCAAAGGGTGCTTCGGCTACCTTTGCTACCTGTTCGTTGTGTGCATATGCCCATCGTACTCGCTCACTAAGACTAATCTTATCCTCACCAAACACGTTAGCTCCATGAATGGCTAACCACTCTGCTTCCTTATCGTTGTTGATAGGAACACCATTAGCAAACTCAATGGTTGCCTTACCCCAATCAGCTACCTGTGGTGACATAAAAGATTCTACTGGGTACTTGCGACCACGAAAGTCAAGCTGCCAGACAAACCAGAACTGAGCGTATTGAATGTAATCCTCAGCCAGTTCAATAGTCCTGTCTACTTGAATACGCTTTGACATAGACTTAGCATTAAATTGGTAGATGCTATTCCTACGCTTACGCCAATCTTTAAACTGTTCTTTCTCTATGTCACTCAAATCAGCAGGTTCTTTATCAAAGGGGTAAGGTGGTAAGGGTAAGTCCTCCCTTGGTGGAAGACCTGCCCACTCTTCTCCACTATGCCAAGCCTGCTTTAAAACCTTGATTAATTTTTCGTTAGCTCTCCAAGGCGTAGCTTGCAGGGCATTCACGCATCTGTATTCCTCAGATAGATCACGCTTACTTAGTTCGTTAAAATATTCTTTGGTATTCTTTCGCATCAATGCGC